GCCGCCCGAGACCGTGCCGGTGACGTTAATCGTCCCAGCGACCGCAAGCGTCTTGCCTGCGCCGACGTTGAGACCGACAGACGTGCCAGTGCCAGCCGCAGCAAAGACTGCATCGACTAAATCCCAATCGGCATTTGTCTTCGTGCCCCAGGTGTCACGGCTTCCGCCAACTTCCGGCTTCGTCAGGTTTAGGTTGGTTGTATAGCTGTCGGCCACGTTAGCCTCCTACTGGATTGTCCAAGTCTCAGAAGAAACAGGCACCGTCGTCCAAGTCGTAGCAGAAGCCGACTGTGGGTTCCACGTCTCAGATGCCACTGTTTCCTTTTCCCATAGATACCGCCCGTTGGCCGTCATGCTCGATGTCACAGAGACGACTACAGACAGGAACAGATTGCGCCGTGGCACTGCCGTCATATCGCTCTGAACAGCAATTAGCTCTACAGCAGAATAGTTCGCGTTTCCAGTGGCGGCAGCGTCAGACAGGCAGGTCGCCAAGGCGACGGCCAGCGTCTCACGCGTCGGCGTGAAGATCGCATCGCTTTCGGATGTGCCGATCGCCTCGACGATGATTGAGATGTACGCCGAGGCCGTCCCGTCAGATGTGCTGGCGCCGATCGCCGTGGCGTTCCTGTCCCGATCGGCGACTGCCGACATATCGGACACACAAGTTGCCGCCGCTGCCGCTTCGCGGATCCTGCCGCCTACCGCACTCGCGTCAGACGTTATGACGACGACGCAGGCCGCAAGTTCTGTATTGGCCGCAGCCGCCGCGCCGCTTGTCGTCGACATAGCCTCAGCAACAGCCGAGACGATCTTCGTCGACGTTGCCGCCGCGTCAGACGTGATGACGATCTGGTTGAGTGCTAGGCTTTCGCCGTAGCTCCAAGCGCCATAGTCCCACCCGCCATAGTCTCGGCCAGGATACGGGTCGACGTTAATGACGACGGCAGTCCCGTAGGCTCCGTCGCCATAGTCGTACTCACCGTATGGCCGACCGAGATAAGCCATCAGTCAAGCGTGATGTCGAGCGCGCCAGTGTTGAACCGCAGCACGTCGCCCGTATCGATCGCCTTGCTGGTCGTCAAGTCGGCAAACGCGATGAGGTTGCCGGATGTCGAGGCGTCGAAGATGCCGGCAGCAACGATCGTTCCCCACGAGCCAGAGGCTTCGGGGAACTCGACAGCGGAGCTGTTCGATGCCGTCGTCGGAGCCGTGCCAGAAACAGTAAACGTCGCCGCAGTGCGCGCATAGGAGTTGCCAGATACCTCAGTACCGCCGCCGCCTTCGCCTGGCGCGACAGTGAAGAGGCCGACGTACCAAGCAGTCGGGCGCGTCGCTGCAGCATTTGTGAAGAGCCAATCGAGAACGAGGTCTTCAGCAAAATTAGTTAAACCAGCCATCAGTAGACCCTCCTGGCTCTAGCAATCAGCGGGGATCCGCTGTGTGTGGACTTCATGCTCTCTTCGTTTAGGGCTTCAATCCGAGAGTTGTAAAGAGTTGCAAAGACCGGCATGCGCTGGTCGTCCATGAGGAACGGCTGCGCGTGCAAGAGAGATCCGTACAGGTAAACGTCCGGCGCCTTCGTCAGTAGCCAGTTCGTCGCCTGTTGAGCTGAGAGCGCCGGGATCTTTCCGTAGTAGATCATCTCGATGTCGACATCGGAGCCAGGCGGCGGCACAAGCTCAAGAGCGCCGTTCATCAGAGAGAACGCCGCAACCTGCGTGTAGATGTTTTGCTTGATGATGCGATCGGCTTCGTCGAGCGTCACGAACCGCAGCGGCTGCTTGCCGTCGACGATGTGCAGGTTGATCGCCTCAACCCAATCAGACGGCAGCTGAACGTATTCATTGCTGCTCGTCGCCTCTGCCCGCACGATCATCTCGCGCGTGCGGAGACGTGTGTTCATGTCGGCTTCGGCCATCTGAATAAACGTCGGGATCTGAGCCGTCAGATCCGCGCGGTTCAGATAGTCGGCGATCGTGCTTTGCAGCGTCGTGTAGTTCGTGATCGTCGCCATCAGCTTGCCATCCAGTGCGTGCGCCAGGGCTGCGCTTCATCTGACTGAAGCCAGCGACGCATCGCCATCTTGTCGCCAATGATCCCGCGCTGAAGCAGCTCGAGATAAACGTGCATCGGCAAGCTTGCGACCTTGACCATGTCGCCCGTCTTTGCCGTGCGTGAAACTTCGTTACGTTCAACTTTCGCCTGCTCGGCGATCGGGTCGACGTTGTAGATATTCTCGATGTGCATCTTGCCGTCAGGCGTGATGTGCATCTTTGTCATCGAGCCGGTGAACTCGTCACCGCCGAGACTGAAACTGCCAGGCGCAAACTCTTCCGCCATCAATCCTCTCCGATAAAGAGAGGGCGGGTTGCCCCGCCCTCCTTATTCATCACGCCGAGGTCGTGAGGTTGGCGATGATCGCGTGAGCCTTTTCGTTCTTCACGCGGAGGCCGTACTCGACCACGAGTTCCTTCTTCGCGGCGTCGCCTGTCGGGGCGATGTCGATGACGCGGAACGGACGCAGGTACGAGACCGAGGCGTATTCCGGATCGAGCACGAAAGCGAAGTTTTCGGGCTGAAAGCGGTTCGGAACGATCGCAAGCTCACCGAAATCGCCGAGGTAGACATCGGCGGTCGCAATGATCTTGAGCGGCTTGACCTGGTTGTAGGTCACGCGCTGTTCAGCAAGACCAGCGAACGCCGAGGCGACGGTCTTGTTGTACGGGCCGACCATGAGGATCGACGGATTGCCGCCTTCCGACCAAGCCTGCTGCTGTGCAGTCTTGAGCATGGCTTCCGTGAACGCGACATCGGTCGATGTCGAGAGGTTCGTCCAAGCAGCGTTCGGGTAGCCGTTGCCGCCAGCGCCAGACATCGTGCCAGCAGTTGCGCTGTTTGCCTGCACGTTCGTCTGCAACCATGCAGGCAAGCCTGCAGTGTTGCGAGCGGTCGACGTGCTGCCGGCAGAAGCAGCCTGGTTACGCAACAGGATAAATTCCATGTCGCGCTTTAGCTCTTTCGATTTTTTGGCCTGTTGGTAGGCCATGACTGTGCGCATCCCTGCAGTGTTCACTGCATCGGATGTGTTCGATACAGAGACAACCTTCGTCGAGATTTGGCAGTAGTTCGCCACGCGCAGAGTTGCGTCAAAGTCGGCATTGCCGGCGTCTGCACCTTCTACGGCTGCGTTCGCGCCAGCTGCGGCCAACTCATCTGTCTGCCACTCGAAGTAGGTGTTCGATGCGGTGTCACGACCGACGTTCGACATGAACGGCGTATCAACCGGAGAGATGTCGTAGATGATGTTGGCGAGATCCTCGCGGATCGCATTCGACGCGTCATACGTCGTTACTTTAGAAACGGAAGCCATTGGCTTACCTCCTGCTGTCTAGTAGACCGAAAAATGCAGCGGCGTCATCGACGCTGCCAGTTTTAGCGAGACGTTGTTTCATTCGCGTTATTTCGGTCGCCTTGCGCGGCGTAGATGCCGCGGTTCCCGCTTTCATCGGCTTGGGGCCTTCCTGCTTCACAGGTTTGGGCCGATTAGCCATCAGCTCGTCATACTTGCGAGCCTTGTCGAGAACTAAAAGAGCGCGTGGGTCGTATGCTTGCGCGAGTTCTTCGTCCGTATAGCCGACCTTGCGGCCATAGTCCTTCAGCTTGCTACGCGCGTCGTCCCACTTCTTTTGATCGCGCCACTCAGGCACCTTCTCGACGAGCCACTTCTGGCCCTCTTGAACGACCTGACGCATACGCATCTGCTCTTCTTGCTGACGCAGATAGCTGAGACGTTCCTGTTCGGCTCTCGTCGCAGCAAGGCGCTCCTGGTAGTCGCGCCATTGGTCTCTGATCAGCGGGTAGTTCAGCGGATCTTCACGATGCAGCTTTTCCCAATCCGGTTCTTGCGGCATTAGCTGCTGGAGCTGCTGCTGCAGAACGGGGAGCATCTGCTCGTACTGCGATCGCTCAACTAATACTTGCTGGCGAACCGCTTCGACTGCCTGTTGCTCCTGACGGAGAACATTCATTCGACGCGAATAATCGGACTGCCGTTGATAGCCTTCCCGTGCTTCCTTCAGAGTGATCTGCTGCGTCTTGCCGTCAATCTTGACGGTTACGAGCGTTTCATCCGAAAGCTCACCTTCCGAACCATCTTCGTCGTCCTCTGCGGCTTCTGTCGCATCTTCGTCGGATGACGCTTCGACCTCTTCGGTCTCTGCGGCCTCTCCATCCTCAGAAGGCGTCTCTTCGACATCTTCCGCAGACGCCTCGACCTCTTCGGTCGCGGCAGGGGCAGGCTGACTTTTAGCGGGTGTGGGTTCGGCCTCAGAGGCTCCCATCAGTGCCGCCATGCG